TTTCACGAGGGTTATGATGAACAGTTTGGCGATTACAAAATACCACACGACCAAATAATATCAGGAACAGAATGATTAAAAAACTAAAAGCCTCAATAATAAAAAATTTATCTGATGATTTATTAAAAAAAGAATATATTAATTTACCTAATAAAAACAGGTACACAGGGCATTGTTATATAGCGAGTGAAACTTATTATCACTTGTCAAATGAAAACCTTAAAGTTTATCATATAAAACACGAAAACACTACACACTGGTTTTTAAAAGATAATTTAGATAATATAATTGATTTAACATACAAACAATTTAAAACACCAGTTAATTATCAAAATGCTGTAAGAGGTTTTTTTCTTACAAAACAACCATCTAAACGAAGCAAGAAACTAATAAACAAGATATTAAATGATTAAAGAAACCTATAAAGTAAAATCTATAAAAAAAGAACTTTGCAAAGAGTGGTTGTTGTACAAACATTATGCAAAACGTATTCCTAATATTATGTATTCTTTTGGTTTGTTTTATAAAAACATATTAGTAGGTGTTATCACCTTTGGTATGCCTCCCAGCTCTACACTTGCAGAATCAATAGCAGGTAAAGAGTATTCTAATCTTGTAATAGAATTGAATAGATTAGTAGTTAATGATGGTTTAGAAAAAAACGCTCTAAGTTATTTTGTATCTAACAGTATAAAAAAATTACCTAACAATAAAATAATTGTTTCATTTTCAGATAACAATATGAATCACACAGGTTATATATATCAGGCAACAAATTTTTTATATACAGGTAAAACCACAAATGATAGTATGTACATTGATAAAGATGGAAACGAATTTCATTTTAGAAACATAGGACACTATCAAAAAAACAACAGGCTAAACGTAAAACTAATTAAAAGAAGATTAGATGAGGATAAAATAAAAAAAGAAGAAATTGCAAATTATTTAAGAGAGCATAAAGGAGAATGGACGGCAAAACAATTAGATTTAGAATTTGGGTATAAAGATACTGCTGGGCATTGGTTTAGAACTGACAAATATTTTAGTTTTCCAAATATAGATGATTGGATAAGATTAAAAGAATTATTAAGTTTAGATAACAAATATGATGCTGTGATGATGAGCTACGAATGGGTTGCAGATGTAAAAGAAATTATTAAAAAGTTAGATCTTACTAAAATAAACATATTGCCTAAAAATAGATATATTTATATAAAAGCAAATAGAAGTTTGAAAAAACAAATAATAAACAATTTTAAATATAGTTCTTTACCATACCCAAAAGGACAAAACACAAACTACGATACGAGTTATAAAACAACAACACAAACAGAATTATTTTAAATGATATACAACCAAGACTGTATGGAAGCTATGAAAGAGATTAAGGATAATACTTTTGATATATGTATTACAAGCCCTCCATACAATTTAGGTAAAAAACATCATACAGGTAAGAAATATTTTACTCCATATAAAGATGACTATCCTGAAGATGAATATCAACACAATCAAATAAACATACTAAACGAGTTGTTTAGAATTATAAAAGATGATGGTAGTGTTTTTTATAATCATAAAAACAGAATTAGGAATGGCTTTCAAATATCTCCTTATGAATGGTTATTAAAAACTAAATGGAAAATTAAACAAGAATTGGTATGGGTTAACAGAAGTCAAAACTTCGATAAGATAAGGTTTTATCCATTTAGTGAAAGAATATATTGGATGTCAAAACAAAAAAAAACTAAATTTACAAACAATTTAAATTTAAGTGATGTTAACTATTGGAAATCTGTCGGAACAAAAAAGAAGCACAAAAGAGCTTATCCATTAGAAATGGTTTCAGACATATTAAAATGTTTTCCACAAAACCTTAAAGTTTTAGATATATATTTAGGAAGTGGCACTACTGCGATCGCTTGTCATAATTTAGGCTTTGACTTTACAGGATACGAAATAGATAAAGAATACTTTGAAGCAGCAAAGAAACGAATAGAACAACATAAACAACAAGGCAGACTATGGTAAACAAAAAATACACCACAATACAAAGAATAAAAAGATTAGAGAACATAGTTGCTATAATTTATCATAATGTAGAACAAATAAAAAAACAATTAGATGAAATACAAGATAAGAACTAATAGCAACCACTGGGAAACGCCTAAAGAACTTTATAACAAGTTAAATGAAGAGTTTGATTTTAATTTTGATCCGTGTCCCATAAATCACGACATTACTAAATGGGATGGACTAAAAATAGAATGGAAAGAAAGAAACTTTATCAATCCTCCCTACAGCAGAAAACTAAAAGGAAAATTTGTAAAAAAAGCAATTGAAGAATCTAACAAAGGGAAACTCTGTGTTTTATTAATTCCCGTTTCTACAAGCAGTGTACTATTTCACGATTACATACTCCCAAACAAAAAAGAAATACGATTTATAAAAGGCAGAGTAAAGTTTATAGGAGTTAATACATTTGGAGAAAGAGTAGTTGACAAAGGAGCAATGCACGATAGTATGATAGTAATTTTAAAACAATTAGATGAAAACAGTAAACTCGATTAGTGGTGGCAAAACCTCAGCATACATAGCTGCACATTACCCTGCTGATTATGATGTTTTCGCATTAGTTAGAACTGATGATAAGAATTGTATGTTTCCTGATTCTAAAATACGACAAGAAGTATCAGACAAATTAGGGACAGAGTTTATTGGAACTTTAGAAGATGATATGATAATCTACACTATGCTAGACTTAGAACAATACATAGGAAGAAAGATAACTTGGGTAACAGGCAAAACATTTGACAAAGTTATAAATAGAAATGGCAAAACATATTTACCAAATGTTACACAAAGATTTTGTACAACTGAAATGAAATTAAAACCAATATTTGAATGGTGGCAAAAAGAAATAGGCAAACCAATAGCTACAAGAATAGGATATAGAGTAAACGAACAAAAGAGAGCTAAAACAATGCTATCTAAATTAAACAAAAATGGTTTATCAACTTTTAAAGCAATAGTTGGTAAAAGAAAAACTCAAAACAAATGGGCTGATATAGAATGGCAAAAACCTGAATTTCCATTAATTAAAAATCAAATATGGAAAGATGATATAGAAAGCTATTGGAAAGATAAGCCAGTTAGATTTGCATATATGAATAATTGTATTGGTTGTTTTCATAGAAATCCTGCATTATTAAAACTAATGTCTGAAAAGCATCCAAACAAATTTGATTGGTTTATAGAACAAGAAAAAGATACAGGGTATAATGTAAGAACATTCAAAAATGGAGTAACATACGAACAAATAAAAAATAGCTTTAAACAATTACCATTATTTGAAGATGACTTTAATGATTGTGATTCTGGATATTGTGGTTTATAAAATTTTAAATTCTTGCGTTATATACTTGAATAATCAAGTTTTTTTCAAGATGAGTAAACACGGAGGTAAAAGAGAGGGCGCAGGTAGAAAGCCTAAACAACAAGAACAAGATCTAATAGACAAGCTCGATACTATTATAAACAAAGAAGAAGTAATAAAAAAGTTAGGAGAAAAAGCTCTTAGTGGAGATATGAGGGCTATGGGTTTATATATGGGTTATAGATATGGTAAACCAAAAGAAACAAAGGACATACACATAAACGAAGATGTACCTTTATTTATTGATTAATGCAACTAACCAAAACCTCAGCACTTAATAAACTAAGAGAGCTAGATAAAAGAGTTCGTATAATTAGAGGAGGCTCTTCAGCTGGTAAAACAATTGGTATCATAGCAATCCTAATTGACTATGCGATACGAAACAAAGGAAAAGAAATAAGCATAGTAGCTGAATCAATACCACACTTACGTAGAGGCGCTTTAAAGGACTTTCTTAATATACTTAAAGGGTTGAATAGATATGACGATAGAAAGTTCAATAAAAGCATCTTAAAATACGAATTCAGTAATGGTAGCTATATAGAGTTCTTCAGTACTGATCAACCAGACAAACTAAGAGGAGCAAGAAGAACAGACTTATTTATAAACGAGTGTAACAATGTCAGCTTTGATTCTTACCAACAATTAGCAGTTAGAACATCTGGTAATATATGGCTAGACTTTAACCCAGCTAATTTGTTTTGGGTAGATAAAGAATTAATCGGACAGCAAGATGCGAACTTTATAACCTTAACTTATAAGGATAATAACAGCCTACCAGAATCTATAGTAAAAGAAATAGAGAAAGCTAAAGTAAAAGCTAAGACTTCTACTTATTGGGCTAACTGGTGGAAGGTATATGGACTGGGACAGATAGGTAGTTTAGAGGGTGTATGTATTCCAGACTGGAAACCTATTGACAATATACCACAAGAAGCAAGATTACTTTGCGCAGGCTTAGATTTTGGATATTCTGTAGATCCAAGCACAATTATAAGATTATATAAATGGAATGATGCTTATATCTTTGATGAGGTACTTTATAGAAAGGGAATGTTAAATAGAGATATAAGTTATTTTATCAAACAGAACGAGATACGAGAAAACATATATGCAGATAGCGCTGAGCCTAAATCTATCCAAGAACTAAGAAACTATGGGCATAAAATATTTCCTGTTACAAAAGGTAGAGATTCTATAATCTATGGTATCAACCTAATCAACCAGAATGAAATCTATGTAACATCTAAGTCTAAGAATCTTATTAAAGAACTACAAGGTTATGTATGGGATAAAGACAAAGAAGGAAACAATTTACAAAAACCTACAGGCTTACATCCTGATTGTATTGATGCATCTCGATATGCATTAATGATGCAATTAAAAAACCCAAATAGAGGTAGTTATGCCATACAATAAATGTTAAAGTTTTAACTACTCTTCTCTGTTGGATAAAAATAATTAAAAAAAAGTTCCTAACAATAGTTAATAATCCAAAAAAGGTTTGTATATTTACAGTATTAATAACAATAAAAACAAAACAAAATGAGAAAATTAGAAACAAAACTAAGAAACATAAAAAAAGAAAGTTTCATTATAACTATCGAGAAAGGTATCGAAGAAGTTTTATTTGCATATGAAAAAAAGTATGATGCCATAATGATTTCAAATATTTGCCATTGGGCAGGTGCTGACTACTACAGAATGTCAGAAATTAATGAAGTAATCAGATTGTATGAAGAGTTTGAAAATATAATAGAATAATCAGGTTAGATAATAACAATTAAAACAAAACATTATGAAAAACACAGACATTAAAAGATTAACACTTAAACAAGTTAACGAAGGATTAAACACATTAACAGAACAAGGTAGATGTATGGTAGACTCAGTATTATTAGGACACACTACATTTTTAACTGAAGATTCTAAACCATCTAAGGAATTAATGATTAATACGATTTCAGAAAAATTAGATGATGAGATTGATTTCTTTTCTTCTAAATATGAGCAAATGAAATCTTGGACTAAAGTAAACCTTTTATACTACGTAATGGTTTTATGTTACGGAAAAAAATAAACCTAACAATTAAAACAAATATAAATACCTCTACGAAAGTAGGGGTTTTTTTATGCTCTAAAACTTTTTATTTCTTCGTTATATAAGTATGAGAAAAGAAGTAATAGTTCCTAATTCACTAAAAGAAATTACATTAGAGCAATATCAAAAATATTTAATGATTCAAGATAACAATGAAGATGAAACATTTTTATCTATTAAGATGATAGAAATCTTTTGCGGTATTAGATCTGATCTAATTATGAAAATGAAAGCATCTAGCATTAGAGACATAACTAGTGTACTAGCAGAAATGTTTGACGAAAAACCTCAATTAGTTAAAGAGTTTAAGATGAATGGTATTACTTATGGTTTTATACCAGATCTAGAAAATATAACATTTGGAGAGTATGTAGATTTAGACACATATATAGGGGATTATGAAAATATGCATAGAGCAATGAGTGTATTATATCGTCCCATTACTCAAAGATATAGAGATAAATATTTAATAGAAGAATACTCTGCGGAAGACACAGATAAAATGAAAGATATGCCTCTAAATGCCGTGATCAGTTCAATACTTTTTTTTTATCATTTAGGGATGGACTTGTCAAAAACTATGATGAATTATTTACAGGATCCTCAGAACAAGGATTTAGTTCAGCAGCTCACTTTGGAAAAAAATGGGGATGGTATCAATCAATTTTCGGACTCGCTCAAGGGGATATTACAAGATTTAAACATATCACTAAATTAAATTTACACGAGTGTTTATACGCTTTAAGTTTTATGAAAGAGAAAGCCGAGTTAGAATCTAAACAAATTAAAAGTAAAATTAAAAAATGAGTAATCAAGGAGTAAGAGGATATTATCAAATAACTGAAACTATTAAGACACAATTATTAGCAGATGAAAATGTCAATACAGTAACAACAGGCGACATCACAGAAATAGATTTATCTAAACAAACAATTTTTCCCTTGAGTCATATTATAATAAACAATGTAATTATCACAGAGGAAGTATTACAATTTAATATTAGTGTTTTAGCAATGGACTTAGTAAACCTCAGTAAAGAAGAAACGACTGATATATTTAGAGGAAACAATAATGAGCAGGATGTTATTAATACTCAATTAGCTGTAGTTAATAGATTATTAGGAGCTTTAAGACAGGGAACAATACATTTTAACAAATATCAACTCACTGGAGAAGCCAACTGTGAATTCTTTTATGACAGATTTGAAAATGAAATGGCTGGGGTAACTTGCACTTTTGATGTGTTTGTACAAAATGATATAAACTTATGCGACTAGAAGACACAAATAAAATATTAAACAAGTTTGCCCGGTATGTTGTTCAACAAGCAAAGAGTAATCTTACAAGAGAAAAGAAGAATGTTACTAAAGAGCTTTACAACAGTGTTGATTATAGAATAAACCAATATAAAGATAGTATTGATTTATTATTTAGTATGGAAGATTATGGAGCGTTTCAAGACTTAGGAGTAAGTGGTACTAAGACTAAATACAATACTCCTTACAAATACACAAACAAGATGCCACCTCCATCAGCATTTAGTCAATGGGTAGTACGAAAAGGATTAGAAGGCACTAGAGATAAGTCTGGAAAGTTTGTTAAAAGAAAGTCTTTACAATATGCAGTAGCAAGAGGCATATTTTTACACGGTATTAAACCTAGCTTTTTTTTTACTAAACCATTCCAAAGAGCATTTAAATTATTACCAAACGAATTAAGAGATGCATTTATTTTTGATATAGAACAAGATAAAATGTTTTTTCCAGAAAATATGAATAAAAATTAATTATGGCTAATATACTATTACGAAGTCCCTACTTTTTATCAATAACTACAGGATCCCATTTGTCAGCTAAGTTAGAACTTTCTGTTGATGGTACTTTAAGATATACATTAGTCAAAAACGCTTCATCAAATGTAACAGTATTTGAAATAGCAAGTCTATCTAAAGACTATTGGATTTCAGACACTACTACTTTAGATACCGTTTCAATATCGGCTACTTGGTATGCTTACGATGCAGTAGATGGAGGAGGTAGTCAATTAGCAACTGCAACAGTAACACATACTGGATTTTATGGATATTCATTATTTACAGGAGGGGTAAATCAAGACATTGATCCAGATGATTATGAATTAACAAACACTGGAGGAAGTCAAGTAATATACTTGCCGGACAATACGGCGAGTTTTGCTTATGATATGAATAGTGGGACTGCAACAAAAGCAACGATAAGCACATCAGCCACAAGCGTTGCAGCAACTTCAGGAAATTATACCTGGACAATAGAGAGAATATGCAATCCTAAATACACACCTGTATTAATGACGTTTATAAATAGAAATGGAGTACAACAAGAACATTATTTCTTTTTAAAGTCAGTTGAAAGTATGAGCTCAAAAGCAGAGAATTTTAAAAGAAACATATTTCAATACACTGGGGCTAGATATACAACTACAGAACATCAACAACAAGTGTTTAATAAAAACGGAAATATTAAATATACCCTAAACACAAACTATATGATTGAGGCTTATAATGAAGTAATGGAAGATATTTTATTAAGCGAGTATGTGTGGATTACTTTTGGAGGTGTAACTTATAATCCTGTTGTTGTTACATCAAGCTCTTTAACATTCAAGACATCATTAAATGACAGACTGATCCAATACACGCTAGAAGTAGAACAATCAAACGATATTATTAATAACGTAGTATAATGAAGCGTGAAGTCCAACTATACATACAAAACACAAGGGTTGACTTATTTAAAGATGAAACAATAAGTTTAACTGATTCAATTCAAAATGTAAGAGATATAGGAAAAGTATTTGCAACATTTACTAAAACTTTTACCTTACCAGCATCATCAACTAATAATCAACTATTTCAACACTATTATAATTTCAATATAATTAACCCTAGTGAATCAAACTTAGTAAGCGGTTTTGATGCTAGAAAAAAAGTATCTGCATATATAGAGATAAATCAATCACCTTTTAAAAAGGGTAAAATAAAGCTAGAAGGAGTTGATATGAAACTTAATCAACCTTATGCATATAAAGTTACATTTTTTGGAGATACCGTAGATCTAAAAGACATATTAGGTGAAAAAAAACTTTCATCTTTAAATAGCCTGACAAGTTTAAATAAAGATTATGACGAAGCAACATTAAAAACATATTTAACAACCAATCCTTCTTCAAGTGACATTATTGTTCCGTTAATTACCCACACCCAAAGGTTGTATTATGACTCTGGAGAAACAACAGCAGATACAGGAAATCTTGCTACTTCATCAAACACACACGGGGTAAGATGGGATAATTTAAAATACGCTATTAGATTACATAACATAATTGAAGCAATACAAACTGATAATCCTGATATTACTTTTTCAAGTGATTTTTTTACTGAAACAGGAAACGATGCATACTCAAAATTATTTATGTGGTGTCAAAGAAAAAAAGGAATGGTAGAGAGTGGTTCACAAGTAGCAGACTATCCACAAATTGTAACAGGTTGGACTGCAGGAGCTGGAACAGGAGGTAGTTCAATACTATCAAATCAAAACACCCTAAGAATAACATCTGACAATCAAAGTTTTGGAACTGCTTTTACTTTATCACTTAATGAATCATCAGGTAGTGGTAATTATGATTTACTTATAGAAAGAAATGGTGTTACTGAATATCAACAAAATGATATAACAGGAAGTACTACAATAAACCTGTATAGTTTAAATGGAGGAATTGTAGAACAGGGAGATTACACTGTAACTTTAACTGTAACTGCAGCTGTGACTTTTACATCAATAGTGTGGACGGTAACCACTCAAGAGCCTGGCGATCCTGCAATTACAGACTCTTATAGTACAAGTTTTAATGCTGCTACAGATTTTGAGTTTATAGTTCCTCAGCAATTACCAGATATGAAAATAATAGATTTTCTAGCTAACATATTTCGTATGTTTAATTTAACTGCTTATGTAAATAATGCTGGAGTAATTGTGGTTAAAACATTAGATAGTTATTATTCAGGTGGAACTACATACGACATATCAGAATATGTAGGAATAGATTCAGGGCAAGTAAATGTAGCATTACCATTTAAACAAATAAACTTTTTATACGAAGATACCAAACCTTTTTTCTCTGCTATTCACAATCAATTATTTGGACAAGAGTGGGGGACAATAAAATGGAGTCAAAACGATCCTGATTTAGATGGAACAGTATATAAGTTAAAGTTAGGTTTTGAACATCAAAAATATGAAAGACTCATAAATATAACAGGAAGCGCTAATACCACTATACAGTGGGGTTGGAGTGTAGATGACAATCAAGAATCATACATTGGTAAGCCTTTGTTATTTTACCCAATATATAACTCTATGAGTGCAAATAATATAAGTTATGTTACCGCAATAGATTCAAGTGGTAATTTTACTTCAGAAGATACGATTACGGGAAGTATTAACATTCCTAGTAATTCAGTTGCATTGTCATCAGGAACAAGTACAGCTAACATAAACTTTAATAATGAGATTAATGAATATACAGGGGATGAAACTTTTACTGGTACTTTATTTCAAAATTATTATTCAAGTTATATAGCTAATGTTTTTAATAGTCAAAACAGACTAACTAAAATTAAAGCTAAACTTCCTTTAAATATTGTATTAAATTATTCATTGGCTGATAAATTTACAATAAACGGAACTGATTATAGAATTAATAGTATTACAACAAACCTGTCAACTGGTATGGCAAACCTAGAATTATTATTAGCATTATGATAAGAAACCTAATAGAATTATTGCCTTATGCAAAAGGCGAAACAGAAAACATAAGAATAGCACAAGGCAGATATAAAATGCCAGAAACTATTAAAGAGGGATATAAACAACTAAAACAAGAAATATGGCAAAGAAAGTCTATATAGATTTTGAATTAAAATATAAAGAAGCTGTCAAGAACTTGGATGAAATGCAGAAAGAGTACACCAAGTTAGAAAAAAAGGTTGACAAATATGACAAACAAGTAGAAAAGGCAGCCCAATCCCAGAATGAAATGGGTAATGTGCTTGACAAAGTTACAGGAGGTGCAGTAACTAAATTTAAAGCCTTACAAACTTCATTAGGAGGTGTGGCAAAAGCATTTACTAAAGCTAAAGTAGCAGCAGGTTTTATTGGTTTATTAGTTGTGGCTGTAAGTTCTTTAATTGCTATGTTTAAAAACTCTGAAGCAGGGCAAAACAAGTTTGCTAAATTAATGACTAAAATTGGCGTGATCACGGGCAATGTTATGGACATAGTTAGTGATTTTGGTAAAGTTATGTTTAATGTATTTACTGGAAACTTTAAAGCAGCCGGAGAAGCCTTAAACGAGGTTACAGAAGGTATAAAAAACTTTGGAGAAGAGACGGCTAAAGAATTAAAAGTAGCAGGAGAGTTAGCAGATAAAAGAGCTAAAGCAGATATATTAGAAAGAGATTTAATAGTAGAAAGAGCTGAGGCAACAAGAAAATATAATTCCCTTAGAGAAAAAGCGGCAGACAAAGAAAACTTTTCAGCACAAGAAAGGATTAATTTCTTAGTAAAGGCTGGTAAAATTGAAGAAGAAATAACTCTTAAAGAGATTGAAGCTGCTAGATTGAGATTTGAAGCAAAAAGTGCTGAGAACAAACTATCACAATCAACTAAAGAAGATTTAGATGAGGAGGCACAATTGAAAGCAAGATTGATTGAACTAGAGGCTGGAAGATTAAAGAAACAAAAAACCTTAAATGCAGAATTAACTACCAATAGACGAGAAGCTAAAGCAGAAGAAATAGCAGACGAAAAAGCCTTAGCAGATTTAAAGAAAAATATTAGAGATGCAGAAGCTGTTTCTGAGGAAGATAAAAGAGCTTTAGAGTTACAAAAAATAGATGAGCATTATCAAGAGTTAATAAATAAAGCAGTAGAAAATAATTTAGAAACTACTGAACTAGAAGATGCACAAAGGCAAGCCAAAATAGATAAACAAAATGAATTTGACACACAAGATCTAGAAAGAGCAAAAAAATTAGCAGCCGATAAGAAAGTAATAAGAGATAAAGAATTAGCAGATGAAAAAGCAGTAGAAGACGCAAAACTTCAAATACACAACGCTGCGGCAGGGGCTCTTATGACAGGATTTAGGCTTTTAGCTTCAACGGATAAAAAAAATAAAAAATTACAAGCTGCGATGCTTATTGCAACCAATGCCGTTGGTATTGCTTCTAATATTATAAACACAAATGCTGCAAATGCTAGATTAACTTTAGAAGGGGGTATTGCTGCTCCAGCCTTAATTTTAGCTAATAAAATAAGAATGTTTACCGGTATAGCTGCTTCTGTAGCTGCAACTGCACAAGGACTCGCAGCCTTAAAAGAAGGTGGTAATCCTAATTCTGTAACACCTAGAGATTCAGGGGGAGGTAATTTAGCATCACAATCACCTGCATTTAATGTTGTTGGAGCAAGTGCGACTAATCAACTAGCAAGTGTAATTGGTGAACAAGAACGCCAACCAGTACAAGCATTTGTAGTTTCTAATGATATAACAACAGCACAGGAACTTGATAGAAATATTATTGAGGGAGCAACAATAGGATAAACAAAAAAAATAATTAATACGTTATAATAATATGAAGATTATAGAACTTATTTTAGGAGATGATATTCTTTCAGGTATAGAAGCAATTTCGTTAGTGGAATCACCAGCAATTGAAGAAGATTTTATCGCTTTAAAGTCACAGGATGTAAAACTAGCAGAAATATCAAACGAGAAGCGTATTTTAATGGGCGCATTGCTAGTTCCAAACAAACCTATCTACAGAAAAAACGAACAAGAAGAATATTATATCTATTTCTCTAAAAAAACAATAGAAAAAGCATCTCAGTTGTATTTAATGAATGGAAACCAAAACAATACAACTTTAGAACACCTGCACAAGCTAAAAGGATTAACTTTAGTTGAGTCTTGGCTAGTAGAGGACGAAGTACACGACAAATCTAGAAAGTATGGTTTAAATGTGCCTGTAGGAACTTGGATGGGAGCTGTTAAGGTAAACTCTGATGAGGTTTGGGATGAATATGTAAAAACAGGTAAAGTTAAAGGATTTTCTATTGAAGGATACTTTGCTGACAAAGCCGAACGTCCACAAGAACCAATAAACGACTTTGAAGAGGAAGAGGCAGAACAAATGTTGTCTGTTATCAGATCTATAGTAAGAGAAGATAAGCGTTTAAAGGATGGTAAAAAACGAGAACTCGAATCATATAGTGATTACCCAGATGGAGTAAAGAACAACGCTAAAAAAGGCTTAGAATTAAACAACAAGGTAAACAATAAATGTGCTACACAAGTTGGAAAAGTAAGAGCTACACAATTAGCAGCAGGAAAACCAATCTCAAAAGAAACGATAAAAAGAATGTACTCTTATTTAAGCAGAGCCGAAGAATATTACGATGAGGGAGATTCTAAAGCCTGTGGTACTATATCATATTTGCTTTGGGGTGGTAAAGCTGCTTTAAGATGGAGCAAAAGCAAGATGAAAGAATTAGATGGCTAGGAATGTAATTAAAGCATATATTAAACCAAAAAGAAAATCTCATCCACACAGCAAAAATGCGAGTTTAGGACAAAATGGATATAAAAAAAAATATAGAGGACAAGGAAGATGAAACAAGTTAGAATACCAAGTAAAACAAGTCCAAAAGGTGGACGCAGAGGGTGTCTTTGTGCAGATCGAGATGTTTACTCTGTAGAATGTTGCAAAGGTGATATGATAAATCAAGGAATAGGCAACATTACAAAATCAACATAATCAAAAATACAAATAAATATTAATAAACGTTATAGTAGTATGAAAGCAACAGAAATCTTAAAAAACATCAAAACTTTCTTAGGTGAGGAAACTCAAGAAGAAGTAAAAGTAGAGTTAGAAGAATCTAAACTTGAAAACGGAACAGTAGTAGAATCAGAATCATTTGAAAAGGGAAAAGAGATTTTCATTAAAACAGATGACGAGAAAGTAGCAATGCCAGTCGGAGAGTATATTCTTGAAGATGGTAGACTTTTAGTAGTCGAAGAAGAAGGAATTATCGCTGATGTAAGAGAAGTATCGGATGAAGTTCCACAAAAAGAAGACGAATTAGAAGAAAAAAAAGAAGAAATGAGAGATGAAGGAAAAGAGGCAGCAGTGGATGATTGGGCAGGTATGGAAAAAAGAATTAAGAATCTTGAAGATGCAATTGCTGATTTAAAATCAAGGGTAGGAGAAAAAGAGGAAATGGCAAAAGTAGAAGAAAATGTAAAACAAGAGTTATCAGAAACTCCAGCGGCAGAACCTATTTCTCATAATCCAGAAGTACAAGAAATTAAAAAAAGAGTTTTTGCTCAAAGCAAAAATATGACAACTTTAGATAGAGTATTAAATAAATTAAATAAATAAAAATATGGCAACATTAACAGCAATTAGAGGACAAGAAGGCGTACCAGCAGGGGTTTCTTGGTACTATAAAAAATTAAACGGTTTAGCAGAGGTAACAGCAATATATACTACTCCAATAGTAATTGCAGCAGAAGTAGCACCAGCGGCTGGACAATTAGGAAAAAGATTAGTTCCTTATTACACAGCTTGGAAATTTACACCAGGAAGCACAGCATTTGATTTTCCAACAATGTCAGGAAGTTTTGGTTTTCCTAATTCAGCTCCAGATGGTTCACTTAGTCCAAGCAGAGCTTCATTAAATTCAGCTACCGAACCTTATGTAACTGAGAAAATAGGAAATGACGGAACTATCTCTACTGGTAACTATACTAAGAAACTTGAATTAACCGGTGGTACACCTCCAACACAAGGAGACGGTGTAATTGAAGTATGGGTAGCTTACAAATTCGAAGATTTTAGTGAAGTAGGACAATAATAATAATTAATTAAATAATAAGAAAAATGAGTAATTTAAGAAATGTAAATTTAGGCACAGTTACAAATATCACTACAACGTATGCAGGTGAATTTGCAGGTGAATATATTGCAGCAGCTCTTCTTTCGGCAAGTACAATCGATGACGGAGGAATAACTGTAAAACCAAATATTGCATACAAAGAAGTAATTAAAAAACTTGCGACAGGAAATTTAGTTTCTGCAGCTAGTTGTGATTTTAATCCAGATTCTTCTGTAACACTTACAGAAAGAATATTAGAGCCTACTGAATTACAAGTAAACTTACAATTATGTAAGAAAGACTTTGTAAGTGATTGGGAAGCTCAACAAATGGGATACGGAATGAGTCAAACTCTACCTCCTAAATTTGCTGACTTTATGATTGCTCACGTAGCATCTGAAGTTGCGCAAAATACAGAAAGATGTATATGGCAAGGAGATACAGCAGCTTTATCTAATAATTCATTTGACGGGTTTGAAAAACTAATAGCGGCATCAGTAGCAGCAGGAGATGTTCCAGCAGCTCAATCAATTGCAGCAGTAGGTGGTGGTTTAGATGCTACTAATATTATTGCAGAATTATCAAAAGTAGTTGATGCTATTCCAGGTTCATTATACGGAAAAGAAGAATTATATATTTATATTCCAAGTAGTGCAGCAAAATTCTATGTACAAGCTCTTGGCGGGTTTGCAGCAGCAGGATTAGGTGCTAATGGTGTTAACAATCAGGGAACACAATGGTGGAATAACGGTTCATTATCTGTAAACGGTGTAAAGATTTTTGTTTGTCCAGGAATGGCGGATAACAAAATGTACGCAGCAGAAAGAAGCAACCTTTACTTCGGTACGGGATTACTAAATCAAATGCAGGAAGTAAAAGTTTTAGATATGCAAGACATTGACGGATCGCAGAACTGTAGATTTATTATGAGGTTTACTAGTGCAGTGCAATTCGGAATTGCATCAGATTTAGTTTCTTACGCATAATAAATTAGAAAATAAATAAAGGTAGGTGGGTTATATCTACTTACCTTTTTTTATAAATATTAACCTAACTTGTAAAAGTTAAAATAAAAAATAAATCAAGATGGCGTGTTTATTAACTAAAGGGAGAACAGTACCGTGTAAGTCGGCAGTCGGCGGTTTGAAAAGTGTTTACTTCACTGATTTTGGTGGATTAGGTACAATCACCACTACTTCCTTCGAGATCACTGCAATTTCTGGTACTCCTACTTTATATCAGTTCGATTTGAAAGGAAATTCAGCATTTGAAACCACAGTTACAAGTTCAAGAGACAATGGTACTACTTTCTATGAAAGTACATTAACCTTAAACTTTACTTTCCAAGAAAAAGATACGCAGGAAGAAATAAGACTTCTTGCTATTGCTCGTCCACATATTTGGGTTGAAGATTACAATGGGAACTATTGGTTGGTAGGAAAAGAAAATGGTGCAGAATTAACAACAGGTACTTTTTCTTCAGGAGCAGCAATGGGAGACTTAAGTGGTTACTCATTAACTTTTGTTGCACAAGAAAAACAAGCTCCAGACTTCACACAAGCAAGTGTTGTAACAGGTGCTAATCAAGGTGCACAAATAACTCCTAACTAGGATTATTAAAAAAAATTAAAGGGGGTATGTAAAACGTATCCCTTTTTTTTTATATATTTACATCACATTTATAAGTTTTCATAAATTAGTTTTGTTATAAGGGGAGTTTTCGGACTCCTCTTTTTTTATGTACAAAATTTAAAGATAGTGCGTTATATAAGTATGATACACTTGACAACAACGGCATCAGCACAAACTATGAAAATAATTCCTAGAAGTTATGGTGGAACTGTTAGTATGGTAGTAAGAGACGACTCAACAAACACCTCAACAACTTATGCAGGTATTACAACAACAACCGATAAAAACTATCTCGTAATATCTAAAGCGTTAAGCCCAGTTTTAGTAGAGGGAAGATTTTATGACTTAACAGTAAAAGAGGGAACAAGTGTTATTTATAAAGACAAGATTTTCTGTACAGATCAAACTATTAATCAAACAAACAATGATTACTATTCAGTTAATGATGGATCTTATATTGTTCCAACCGGTGCAGACGCTTACGATAATGATTATATTATAATATGAAAAATAAGACACAATTAAGTATTGTTAATTTAAGTACCTACACATCTCCACAAGTTAAAGAAAAAGCTGGAGCTGATTGGATAGAGTTTGGATTGGATAATAATTATTTTCAATATTTAATTGATAGATATAATGGTTCACCAACAAATATGGCTATTATAAATGGTATCTCAGAGATGATTTATGGAAAAGGCTTAGATGCTACTGATTCTAATAGACGCCCAGAACAATATGCTATGATGGTTTCTTTATTTAAGGATGAAGTAGTTAGAAGATTATGTTCGGACTTAAAATTAATGGGACAATGTGCAATACAAGTTATTTATTCTCAAAACAGAAGTAGGATTGTTGAATTAGAACATATACCTGTTGAAACTCTTAGAGCTGAAAAATGCAATGATAAAGGCGAAGTACCTGCGTATTATTATTTTAATGATTGGAGTAAATACAAAAGAAACAGCAAACTAACTAGAATACCTGCATTTGGAATGTCAAACGAAGGGCTAGAGATACTATATGTGAAGCCTTATCGTTCAGGATATAAATATTATAGTCCGCCAGATTACGAAGGAGGAACTCAGTATGCAGAGCTTGAAGAAGAAATATCAAATTATCACTTAAATAATATTTTAAATGGCTTAGCACCAAGTATGTTAATTAATATGAATAATGGAACTCCATCTCCGGAAGAAAGAGAGATGATAGAACAAAGAATATACCAGAAATGGGGAGGATCCTCTAATGCAGGTAAATTTATTCTTAGTTTTAATGATGATTCTAGTACAGCAGCAACTATCGATCCTATTCAATTAAGTGATGCTCATAATCAATATCAATTTCTCTCTGATGAAAGTTCTAAAAAGATAATGGTAGCCCATAGGGTTGTTTCTCCAATGTTATTAGGAGTAAAAGATAACACAGGTTTTGGAAGTAATGCAGATGAATTAAAAACAGCAAGTATCTTAATGGATAATATGGTAATACGTCCCTTTCAGACGCTTTTAATTAATGCCTTTGATAAAATCCTTACTTATAACGATATCTCGCTTCATTTGTACTTTAAAACGCTTCAGCCTCTTGAATTTACTGATTTAAGTAATGTAACGGACAAAGAAACAAGAGAAGAAGAAACAGGAGTCAAGCTAAAAAAGATAGATGGACAAGAAGTGTATTCTACTAAAGAAGAAGCGATTGAAAAAGCTAAAGAGTTAGATTGTGAAGGTTATCACGAACACGAAGAAAACGGGAAGACTTGGTTTATGCCTTGTAAAAATCATAAAGAAGCTACAGAACTTGACAAGTTTATAAACTTAGGAGAAAATGAAGAAGACATATTAAAAGAATATGATTTAATAGATGAACACGAGGTTGACTATGATTTAGACGATGAATTAAATAAAAACATTGATCAGCTAAACAACGAAGTTAAATTAGCATCTACAGGAAGAGCAAACAAGACAAGAAAAAGCGAGCAAGATGGCAAAAGTAAAAAGAAAGACGATGTTACATATTTAGTTAGATATATGTACACTAAAGCACCTGGAAAAGCAGATTCATCAAGAGAGTTTTGCGTTAAAATGATGCAAGATAAAAAAGTTTATCGTAAAGAAGATATTATTGCAATGGGTGATGTTGCAGTAAATCCTGGCTTTGGAAAAGGTGGCGCAGCAACATATTCTATCTGGCTTTGGAAAGGCGGGGCTCGATGTTTCCATAGATGGACTCGTAAAATATATGCTAGAAAAGATGGTGAATCTTTTAGAGATGCTGGAACTATAAGTACTACTAAAGCAATAAGCGAAGGTTTTAAACCGAAAAAAAATGATAAAAAAGTTGCTATAGCACCAAGAAATATGCAATACGAGGGATACACCGCAGCTTATTGGAAGAAAATGGGATTCACTTATGATAATTTGAAAAGGTAATTATGGCGACAGTATTATTTATAACAAGAACGGACTTAGTAAAAAACTCTATCATTGACGGAAATACCGATACGGACAAATTTATTCAATTCGTAAAAGTAGCGCAAGAGATTGAAATTCAGAATTATCTAGGAACTAAATTATATGATAAGATAGCTAATGATATAAATTCTGTTCCTGGTTTACAGGGCAACTATTTAACATTAGTAAATGAATATGTACAACCTATGTTGATTTGGTATGCACAGGCAGAATATATTCCTTATGCAGCTTATCAAATTAAAAACGGAGGTATGTTTAAACACACTTCAGAAAATGCAGAAACTGTAAATAAAACTGAAGTAGATTTTATAGTACAAAAAGCAAGAAACACAGCAGAGTATTATACTCAGAGATTTTTAGATTACATAAATAACAATAATAATTTGTTTCCTGAATATAATCAAAACACTGGAGGTGATGTTTATCCAGATTCAGATGGTTTATTTAATGGATGGGTGCTGTGATATATAAACCAAAAAAAAAAAATATAATTAAATTAAAACAGTATTTAAATGGCAAATACAAACAATTGGGGAATAAGTTACTCGTACAGTTATTGGGGAAACGGACAAAATGATGTTAGTTGGGGAGATGACTACTATGTAGCGTATCTCACTTCAGATCTTAGAAGGCGAACAATAACATACGAGAACAACGGAGAAACAGTTAAACTTTTAGAAGAACTATAATGAATCATCCTTTATTACAAAAAGCAAGTATTGTATTGACTCCAACAGCGTATGGGACAGGTATACTTAATTCTATAAAACCTGTTTATTCTTTAGGCACTGAGCTTGTTACAAATGGAGATTTCAGTAATGGCAGTAATGATTGGAATGTTCAGACAGGTTGGACTATTGCTAACGGAATTGCAACAGTAAATCATAATGCTACAACAGCAATAACACAATCTTTAAGTGGTGTTAGAGCAAATTTCCTTTATGAAATAAAACTTACTATTAGTAATTATACACAAGGTTTAATACAGCCTCAATTTAGTGGGCAAGTAATTACACAATTTACAGGTAATGGAGAACATACTTTTGAGGTAGTTTCTACATCAAGCACTCCAACACTTTATTTATATGCAATAAGCAACCCACAATTTTCAATAGATAATGTTAGTATAAAAGAAGTAACAGATGCCGACTTTGACTTCACAAGATCTACAACTGCAACAAGAGTAAACGAAAGGAGTTTAATAGAAACAGTAGCTGCTAACATTCCAAGAATAGATTATTTAAGTGGAGTAGGAAGTATCTTGCTTGAGCCTCAGCGAACAAACCAAACGACTAACAGTGACAATATACATTTATTACCAAATGGTACAGGTGGAGATGGAGCTGTTACTTCTACTGCAAACTATGCAATTTCTCCTGAAGGAACACAATCAGCTACAAGAATAGTTGCTTCTGCTACAGGCTCAGGTTATGCTGTTAAAAGTTCAACTGCTGTAACATCAACAAGTGGCAGTTATAGTGGTAGTGTTTGGCTTAAATCTAATACTTCTCAAAATCAAACTATAGCATTTTACGGAAGAAACTCAAGTATAAATTCAGTAGAAATAACTACTAATTGGCAAAGATATGAGTTTACAGGTTCAGGAAGCACTAATTTTTGTAATGTTGGTGTATATCCTGTTATAAATTCAATAACAAGTGTAGATTTTTTAGCTTGGGGAATGCAGATAGAACACGGAAGCTATGCAACATCTTTAATACACACTTCAGGAAGTGCAGTTACTCGTAGTGCAGATGCAGCAAACAATGCAGGAAACAGCGACTTAATAAACTCTACAGAGGGTGTTTTATATGCAGAGATAGCTGCACTTGCAGATGATTTAACTTTTAGGACTATCTCAGTTTCTGATGGAACTACATCAAACAGAATTGTATTAAGATATGGTGGCACATCTAATTTTATAAATGTATTAGCTTCATCAGGAGGCTCAAATGTTTTTGACAATAATTTCACATTATCAGAAATAACAGATTTTAACAAAATTGCAATTAAGTACAAAGTTAACGATTATGCTTTATGGGTTAATGGTAATAAAGTAAAAACAGATACAAGTGGTGCAGCACCTGTTGGTTTATCACAAGTACAATTTGCTAATGCTGTAGGAAATTCAAATATATTCTACGGAAAAGTAAAATGTATAGCAGTATTTAAAGAAGCATTATCAGATACAGAATTAGTAACATTAACAAGTTAGATATGAAATATAATTTTAAAGATAGAGATGAAATGATAGCAATGTATAATAGCATTAAAACACCACATTCTCACGGAATAGTTTTAGATGGTAATTCTATAATTATTGAATGGGATGGCAAAGAGCCTGAAGCGTGGAAAGAATACAAAGCAAAAAAGAAAAATGATAAAAGTAAGTAAATACGAATTTGATTCTAAAAGTCAAGCAGACACAAAAATAAATGCTTTACCAAGTGTAAAGGATGTGGATGGCAATGATTTTCCTTCACATAAACACACCGTTGTTAAGCTAGGTAATATTGTCGTAGAGCAAGGTGAGTATGATGATGAGGGCAATGAAACAAAAGCTCCTGTTTATTCTACTAAATATCACGTTGACGTTCTTTGGAATGGTAGCGAAATACAAGAAATAGACGAAGAAGAAAACATAACTTATGAACATCCTTATGGGTGGAAGTCTTACGCTGTTGATATAGATAGCGAGGGAGTCCATTCTTTTATGGGAGTATCATATCAAAAAAATAAAATGTAATGGCTAAGATTAGTGAGGATACTAATGTAACTTTGGACTTAAAAACAATATCATTGATAATAGGATTTACTGTTTCTATTTCATCAATGTATTTTGTTTTAAAATCTGACATAGCAAGAGCAATGGAAGAACCAAAGCCTGAGGTGTCTAAAATAGAATGGAGTTATAAAGATGAATTGGTAAGATCTGAAATATCTAACACTAATGAAAAAGTACAAGGATTAGAAAAATCTGTAGGAGAAATAAAAGAACAACTAAATAAAATTGATGAAAGGTTGTATCAAATATCAAAAAAATAAAATATGTGTAATAATTGCGTTCTTTCTGACTTTTGTGAGTATTGCTCAATCTAATATTGAGATTATTCAATATAGTGCAGAATTTGTAAAAGACAACGAAATATCATTAAAAAACTTTAGAGGTTATGAAGTCAATACTTTATATATGTCTAAAGCAAGCAAGCTCTTTGCCAAAAATAAAGTAAAATATATTCCTACAATTATACTTTTTAATAATGGTGAAGAAGTTTTTAGAGTAGAGTCTGGAATATCTTTAAAACTGCCAGAGAATGCTGTTGAATCGATCGAAGAACAAATAGAAAAAATAATAGAAAGTAAATTTTAACTATGGAAATAATAAATCACATTTTAGGAATATGTGGAGAAAGTCATTTAAATTTAATTCACCTAGCATTTATTTTAAGTGTTTTGTATTTTACTTTTAAACTTATCCAAAAACAAAAAAAACTTATTGCACTAATTTTAATGTTTGTGTTTGTTGGAACATCTGCACAAGTAATAACACAAGAGCCATTAAAAAGAAAAAAAACATTCTTTAAGGATATATATAAAGAGTTTTTTAAATATGGAACTTTATATGTAGCAGGAGATGGGAGAAACTCTTATGAACAACAACGAAAAGATTACTTTGTAAGAACAAATCCAGAAAACCTTTATGATGTACCTCAAGTAATAGATGAAACAATATATCACCCTTTTGATTATAGAGTTGGTTTTGGTTTTAGAAAATTAGCAAGATTTGATTATGAAATAAAAGCCAAGCATTATTATGATGGAACAGAAAACAATAAGTCATTATCAGCTCCAACCGCAGCTGTGCAAGGATTTGAGTATTTATTACATTTTGAAAAAGAAAGACGTAGAGGAGAAACATTTACTAACTCAAGATATTTTATAAGACATACAGGAAAAAACCATATTGTAAAATTAGAACAAAGAGAACAGGGAAACGTAGGTTTCAAATATCAATCAGCAGAGGCAAGATTAAGATTACCTATTGGTAAAAAGTTTAGTATTTCTGGGGGAGTTATTGCTAGAACACATCAAAAAGCGTATGGTTATAATCCTATTGAAATATGGTTAAATGAAACTGATTCATATACAGACTCTCAAGGTAATGTTTTTGAGTATCCTGTTAATGCTTGGTATAGTTTAGGTTTTATGTATGGATATGATGATATATATTACACTTCTACTGATCAGTATGGAAATGAAATGTCGGACTGGTATTGGATTAATTCTCAAGGTGAAATCGTAGCTTATACAGACTTGCAATTTAGAGATGAAATATTTGGTGGATTGATGAATAGATATAATAATGAAATATGGGACACTTTAGATCCTTATGCAGAATATGCTCCTATTATTGGTTTTGATTTTTATCACCAAAGAAGTAAATTCTGGATACATTCTTACGCAAATTGGATATTACCTTATCACAAATATTTTAAAGGAGATTCAGATTTTAACTATTTAAATCGTAATAATTGGGGATTAGGTGGATTAAAAGAAGATTCATCGCCAGAGCAATGGAGTGATTATCAAGCAGGTTTTATTATGGGTTGGAAATTAAGTAGAACTTTAGGTTTCTTTGTTGAGGGAGAATACACAAAGTTCTGGGATAGTGAAATATTTAACACCTCAGCTGGTATAAACTTTAGATTATGATACAAAAAATAAAAGATAATTTTAAAAATTATTGTTGCATATTAAAACGTAAATGGAATGCGTTAATTTATAAATTTACATTTAACTTAGATAAATGCGATATTCCCGAAGTAAATATGCCCGAACCAACAAATATGTAATAATGCAAATAAGTAAACACATATCTTATAAAGAAGCAGTTCATAGTGCTACAGCTAAACGTAGGGGCTTAAATAACACACCTAACGACAACCAATTAGATAATATGTACAAAATTGCCGATTTTATATTTGAGCCTCTTAGAATGTATGTGGGGGGAGCTATAAAGATTACATCTTTTTTTAGAAGTCCAGAAGTTAATACTGCTATAGGTGGAAGTACAAATTCACAGCATTGTAAAGGACAAGCAATTGACATAGATGATGTATTTGGACATAAAACAAATTTTGAGATGTTTCAGTACATAAGAGAAAATTTAGACTTCGATCAGTTAATATATGAATTTGGTACTAATGATAATCCAGATTGGATTCACGTTTCTTATGTGAGTAAAAAAGAAAACAGAAACAGAGTGCTTAGAGCTATAAGAGAAAACGGGAAAACAAAATACGAATTATACTAATGGACTTTTCTATAATACTTTTATTACCAAACGGAATCAATATAGGATTTAATTATTTTCCTAGAGATACAGAACACGAATACGAAGAAGTAAATGTATACTTATTAATCGTTCAATTAAAATGGAGATTTTATTATGAGTAAAAAAAATTTTAAAGATAGCACGATAGGGAAAATTTTATTAGGTGCAACATCATTAATAAACCCTACCTTAGGAAATGTATTAGAAGGCGTAACTTCTCCGCAAGAAGCAATTGCAGAAATAACTAAATCAAAAGTTTCAGAAGAAGATAAAATAAAGTTACAGCAACTTATATATGAACAACAAAATAAAGAGATACAAGCAATAACATCAAGATGGCAAGCTGACTCAATGAGTGACTCTTTTTTATCTAAGAATGTTCGCCCATTAGTTTTAATTTGGTGTATTGTAATTTTTTCTTTAGCAGGTATTTTAGACAGTATAGATAGTGTACCTTTTCACATAAATGCAACTTGGAATGATACTTTTGAAAAAGTTATGATGGCTGTTGTGTTGGCTTATTTTGGTGGAAGAACGACAGAAAAAGCTACAAGTTTATTTAAAAAATAAAGCGTTTCTATTTAACATAATGTATAAAAAGTGCTTATTTTACACACCTCATTAAAGCGTGTTTTTAAGCGTTTTAAGACATTAAGTACCCTCTATAATATAGTTACTCCTAAAAGTTGAGAAAGTTTATTAGCGTAAAATCCCTGATAAGAAATAGTAACAAATGTTAAGAATTTAGTTATTGATTTCTATTTAACATAATGTTATAATTATGCTGGTATATATATAAATCATATATATAAATTATAGGTTAGGTTGTTTAAGGGAAGTGTATATATTATATATATATATGGCAAAGGTATATTAAAATTTTGTAACTTTAAAACAAAACTTTGAGAAAAGCAAAAAGAAAAACTCTTGTTAAAAAACTAGATGCAATATTTAGTGAATATATAAGGCGTAAATACGCAGACAAAAAAGGCTTTGTTAAATGCTATACCTGTAATAAAAAAGCATATTGGAAAGGCGAGGGGATGCAAAATGGACATTTTATTAGTCGATCTAGTAGGATATTGCGCTGGAGAGAAGACAACTGTCGTCCCCAATGTTACGCTTGTAATTGTATGAGATATGGACAAGCATATATTTTTGGAGCTAATTTAAATAAAGAATTTGGTTTTAATAAAGCTGAAGAATTGTTAATAGAAAGTAAAAAAATAGTCAAACAATCTGATGAAGATTTATTAGATTTGATAGATGTATATAAAGAAAAAGTAAGTTTGTTATAATTTTTTTTCCTTTGTTTTAAAAGGGGTTTATTTCGGTAAGCCTCTTTTTTTTATTAACAATAGTTTGCATTTAAAATATTTTTTATAACTTTAGGAAAACTAAAATTATGAAAACACCAAAAGACGAACTCATAGAAATGTATTATAGAAGAATACAAGCTATGGAGTTTAAAATTAATCAATTAACACAACAATTAAATTATGAAAGGAAAAATAACCCACATAATTCCTAGAGGCGAATATTCAAACGCTTCTGGAGTTTTTAACAAGTATCAAGTTAGATTCGACGATGGTAGAGAATTTCAGTTCTTAGCCAAAGGAGATTTTAAAAAGTCTGTCGGAGAAATGGTTGAATACAAAGTAACAAACGAGGAATACAAAACAGCCAAGCTAGAGTATAACCCTCAACCTACAGTAAACAACAATAGTAAAGAACAACTTATTATTCGTCAATCAATGGTAAAGGCTTCTTGTGAATTCCACAGCAGTCGTCCACAATCAGACATCCATACAGTTTTAGCGGATAGTCAATTATTAATAGATTTTATAAACAAATAAAAAATGAATCAAATGTCAATTAAAGGAAAAGTGCAACAAATTACTCAAATAGAAGAAAAAGGAACTTTTAGAGTAAGAAAATTAATTATAGAAACGATCGAGAAATATCCTCAAGTAGTAGCTTTAGATTTTACAAACAATAATGTCGGATTACTAGATGACTCTGTTTGTAAAGTTGGTAATACTGTAGAGGTGTTTTACAATGTAAGGGGTAGAGCTTGGGAAAACAGAGAGGGAAAAACCCTTTGGTTTACTAGCTTACAAGGTTGGAGAGTAAGAGAGTACAGAGAAGAAGTTGCGGTGGAGGCTCAGTCTCCAGATAGAGAAGATGACTTACCATTTTAAATATAGGGGGGCTAACTACCCCCTTTTTTTATGCTTATAAATTACGATGAACATATAGACAAACTAAACGACTTTAGAAAAGGTAAAGTTAAAGAGGCGTTAAAGCTAGGTAATAAAGAGCTAGACGCTAGCTTTCGTTTTGTTGCTGGAAATATGAATTTTATTCTGGGACATAATAACGTAGGTAAAACACATTTTACATTTTATTTAATGTTACTATATACAATTAAGCATAAAATAAGATGGTTAGTTTTTTCAAGTGAGAACGATCCTGTTCAACTTATCAAAAAACTTATTGAATTCTTAGAAGGTAAACCAATAAACAAAATAGAAGAAAAAGATTACGAAAAATCAAAAGAGTTAGTATATAATCATTTTAAGTTTGTTGACATAAATAGACAATACACTTATAAAGAATTATTAGACTTAGCTGAAAAAGTTAAGGATGCTTGGGATTATGACGGATTATTAATCGATCCTATAAACTCTTTAAGAAAAGATTTAAGAAATACAAACGGTTATGAATACAGTTATGAATGCTTAACCGAGATAAGACTTTTCTGTAAAAAATATAATATATCAACTTGGATATGTGCGCACGCTGTGACAGAGAGCCTGCGCCGTAAGCATTCCCCTAATCACGAATTTGGTGGACAAGTACCTCCTCCGAGTTTAGGAGATTCTGAAGGTGGTGCCGTAAACGGAAACCGATCTGATGATTTTTTGGTAGTACATAGGTACATAAGTTCACCTGATGCTTGGATGTACACAAGACTTTATGTATGTAAAGTGAAGGAAATTTCGATGGGCTATAAACCGACAAGTCACGAACAACCAATTATGTTTAAATCAATATTAAACAATGTAGGATTTGAAATAGGTGGTAAAAACTTAATTAAGTATAGATCTAAAAAACAACTAAAAATTGACAACCCTCGAAAAGCTAGCTAGTAAACATAAAACCTGGATAAGGATTGTAAAGTCTTTTGGATGCAAAGGTTATTTGTGTGAAGATGTCGTACAAGAGGCTTATCTTAAAATTAATGTTTTATTATCTAAAGGGCTAGATATTACCTACGAAGATGATATAAATTATTTTTATATGTATAGATGTCTTAAATCTTTGTTTTTAGATTTATGCAGAAAAGAATCTAAGATTCAAAAAGTTAATTTAGATTATTTAGAAAAATTTGTTCAACCAGAACAAGAAACAAATCATAAAGACATCACAGGGAAAATGATAGAATTAAACACCTTATTAAATAAAATGTTTTGGTACGATAAGAAAGTATTCGATTTAATATCTAGTGGAATGTCAATAAAAGAATTATCTAGACAATCAGGCATAAGTTATTATAGCCTGTACAACACTTATAAAAATACTAAGATGTTAATTAGAAAAAATATAGAATGGTAGAGGATTTTAAAAAAGATTTAGAAAGAGGTAAATATCACGAAATATATCTTTTAAATAAAATACAAAAGAAATATAAACAAGCATATATTGTAGATGGTTATTTTAAAGAGTATGACATTTATGTTCCTGAATTGGGTTTTGGGATAGAAGTTAAGTTTGATGAAAAATCAAAAGAAACAGGAAACATTATAATAGAAACACAATCAAATAACAAACCATCAGGTATAAGTACAACAAAAGCGAAATACTGGGTTATATATGATGGGAAACAATATAACTGGTTTTTAACTACGAACTTACAAAAATGTATACAAGAAAATTTATTAAAAGAATATAAATTTGTTTGCAAAGGAGATATAAAAACTAAAAAAGCATATTTGATTAAATATCATTTATTATTTAAATACAAAGATAAAATACATTCATAATGAGATTAGGAGATTTAATAGAAAAAATAACAAAATTTACTGGAATTAAATGGATAGTAAAAAAAATATGGGGTGATCAGTGTGGATGCGACAAACGAAAAGACAAAGCAAATAAAGTAAAGCTATGGTAGAAAAAGATAGAAAAGAATGGAAAAAGTTTCTAAATAGAAAAAACCAAAGTGAACTTAACAGAACACAAGTAGAGCTTGTTGCTCGTTTACATTCGGAATTATATTTTCATAAATATTCAGAACCCTGTACTTGCAATGGTAAGATCTACAAAACTTGGATTGAAGAAATAAATATAAAATATGAATCTAAGTAAAGTACATAAATATGAACAAACCATAGTTTCTTTATTAAATGGGGAGGGTTGGGAACTTGAATGGTGCGGAGGAGGTTTTGAACATTTTGACGCTATTGGTATTTCGCCTAAAGGTAAAGAAGTTGTAATAGAAATAAAACACAGAAACAAATACTATGAAAAAAAAATGATTGAAAAATATAAATTTGATAAACTTTTAGAAGAAGATGCAGATGCTTTATACTTTGTGTCAGATCCGAAAGGGCATTATATTTTTTGGTTAAACGATTTAGTAAAACAAGAAACCGTTGAGCTGTATTGTCCAGATACAACTCTTTGGACTAAGAAACGAAATAATAAACAGTGTTACTTGCTGGATGAAAGTGATGCTAAGAAAATACACATTAATTATGCCACTACCTAAACCAAAAGTAAACGAGTCAAGAAAAGATTTTATGCAACGTTGTATCACTAACAATGTTATGACATCAGAATACAGAGATGCAAACCAGAGAATTGCAGTTTGTTCTTCTATTTTTGAGAAAAAGTAATTAACATTTGTTTATATCGATATTATTTGTATATTGCAGTATAATTGAGAGGGCAAAAAGTATAATAGCTATATACTGACAGAAATCACCACCGCTATTTAACCCTCTTGATAATAACAAAAACTAAAACAATGAAAACAAAAATTAAAAAATTGAATGAATTATTAAATGAAATAAGTTCAAATCAAGAAAAAATCAACTGGTTAATTAGTGTAATCGAACTAAAAGATGTTCTGATTGAAGATTTGAGAGAAGATAAGTGGGGGTTAAAAATCGATTTAGAATGTAAAGAGAATCAAATTCAAAAACTAGAAAATAAAATTAAACAATTATGAATATATATCAAGCAGGAAAATTTGGTAAAATAGATGGGTTACTCAAGTTTATTATGAGAAACACTAAAGACATATCTATTAAACAAGCAGCGCAAGAAGCGTATAATCATTCAGACGAACTATATAAACAATTTAACAAATGAAAAAGACATTAAAACTTATTGCAGAATTTATTTTTGTAGTATCAGTATTTGCCTTACTTTGGGCGTCACTTTGGATATTTGTATAATATGAAAAAGATTGACAACCTTAAGGATTTGGAAATCTGGGGAGATATTAGTTTTCTAGCTAGTACAATCCTAAAAGAATATAACAAAAAAAAAACAAGTGAGCTTGAGGAAATGGCAGATGCTATATCTAGGCTCACTTTTTATTTCCAAGAAAACATTAACAACAAACGACTTTATAAAAAAGCACTCTCAGATTATAGACTGTCAAAAAACAGAGCTATAGAGAGAGCAAGAAAATCAGAAAAAGAAAATCAAGAATTAAAACAAAAAATAAAAAAATATGCCAATTTATAACGAAATATTTCACAGCTATAGAGAAGAAGCAAAAAAAATTCATAATGCAATGCGACTACTTGTTAAGCACCGCTATAAAATAATTGATTTAGAAAATCACCTAATACATAGTGGCAATATTGATAAGGCAAGATCGAGAGCAGTACAAGGGCAACAACCTCAAAGAGCAAAATACGACAGAGTACCTAAACACTCAAGAGTATATCTAAACACACACAAAGAAACAAAATGAAAAATTACGAAAACAAAATCAAAGCAACAGCTTATAGTTACTTAGGTTTAATAATCACATTACTATGGATACTATTCAACTCCTAAACGGAGAAATATTTAAACACGATGAGATATTAGAACTTATGAAAGATGATGAGTTCTATTATGGATACTTAGGCAAAGCAGCACTCAGCTCTTCATCAATTAAACTACTCTTAGACAGCCCTAAGAAATACAAATATGTCACGGAATACGGATCGCAAGAATCAAATGCTTTAGATGCAGGTTGGTTATTCCATACAGCAATACTTGAGCCAGATGTATTTGAAAAACAAATATACGTAGATGTACAATCTAAAAACACAAAGGCTTATAAGTTAGCCAAAGAAGAACACGGAAAGGTATTTACAATGAAACAAAAAAACGATGCTGAAAGATTAGCTGATGCCTTTCTAAGAAACGAACACGCTTTAAAACTAATTACTAATTGCGAGTTTGAAGTTCCTGCAATATCAATGATTCAAGGCTACCCATTTAGAGGCAAGGCAGACGTCTTAGATTCTTATAGAATAGTTGATCTAAAAACAACAGCAGACTTAAAAGCATTTCCCTATGCAGCTAGAAAATATGGATATGATGTACAAGTATATTTATACTCAGAACTATTTAATAAACCTTACCAAGAGTTTAAGTTTGCAGCTATAGACAAAGGAAGTTTAGATATAGGAATCTATGATGTAAGTGAAGAGTTTTATTTACAAGGCAAAGCCAAAGTAACAAAAGCAATACAAACTTTTGAGACATTTTTCATCAATGGTGCCGACATCGATAGTTACTGCATTAAAGGAACTTTATGATTTCAATAATAAATAAAGATTTTAGAGATTGTATAGTTCCTAAAGGATTGACAATTACAGATCCGCCTTACAATCAAGGTTACCATTACAATGGATACAAAGATAGAATTTCAGAAGATGACTATATAGATTTGTTATCTAAAATACCTACACCTTGCGTTATTATTCATTATCCAGAAGAAACAATAAACCTTTTACCTAAAGCTCTAAAAGTAAAATGTGAACAAGTTGTATGTTGGGTTTACAATAGTAATACGGGCAAACAAAGTAGATTAATAAGTTGGTGGGGTTGTAAGCCTGACTTTAGAAAAGTAAGACAACCTTATAAAAATTTAAACGACAAGCGAATTCAAAAAAGAATAGCAGAGGGTAAAACAGGTGCAAAACTTTATGATTGGTGGAATATCAATCAAGTCAAAAATGTAAGCAAGGAAAAGACAGAACACCCTTGTCAAATACCTGAAGAGCTGATCAGTAAGATCATAAAAACTACAGCAAAAGAAAATCAAATTATTATTGATGTATTTGCAGGAAGTGGCACAACAAGTAAAGTTGCTTATGATTTAGGTTATAATACTATCAGTTATGAAATAGATAATAAATATTGTAAAATAATTAATAAAAGAATTTATGAAAGAAGCAAATAAAATTGCAAAGAACATTATAGATATATCTGGAATAGATGTATTTAAAAATAGTAGAAAAAGAGAATATGTAGAGGTAAGAAGTTTGCTTACTTTTATGTTAAGACATCATTGTAGAATGACATTTCACCAAATAAAAGATTTTTACATTTCTAAAGGAAAGAAATACAATCACGCTACTGCAATTCATAGTCTAAAAGCCTTTGAAATGAACAGAAGATACAATCCGAAATTAGATAAATATTTTGATATAGTTTTACTAAGAGTAAAAAACAAATCAAAATTAAGAAGAGCATTAATAAACCACATAATAGACTACACAAAAGAAAAGGACTTAAAGAAACTTTTGATGATAGTAGATACATTACCCTTAAAAGATATAGATGGAAAAGAACAACAAAAAGAGAAAAGAGATACCCTTATATAAAGGACTAATAAAATACTTTCCTGATGCACTATGCGAAGTCGCACGAGTAAGCTACATAGGATCTAAACAACATCACCCAGACGAGGATATACATTGGGACAGAGAAAAGAGTAGCGATGATTTAGATGCATTGATGCGACACCTAATGGAAAATGGTATGCACGATATAGACGGAGTAAGACACTCAGCAAAAATAGCTTGGAGAGCATTAGCACACTTACAAAAAGAAATAGAAGGAGATAAGTTTGATGAGGGTTATGATGAACAGTTTGGAACTTACAGAATACCACACGATCAAATAATATCAGGTACAGAATGATTAAAAAACTAAAAGCCTCAATAATAAAAAATTTATCTGATGATTTATTAAAAAAAGAATATATTAAT